AAAGTAGCGGAGGTTTCAACATGAGCATGAAACTAATTTGCGAAGTCAACGAAGATATTAACTATATCACAGAAGCAAAAGACGAGAGTGGTAAGAAATCTTACTTCATCGAAGGTGTCTTTATGCAAGGTGATATTAAGAATCGTAACGGTCGTGTATATCCAGCAGAAACTCTTGCAAAAGAGGTTGCTAGATATAACAAAGAATATGTAGAAAAGAAAAGAGCATATGGTGAACTAGGTCATCCTCAAGGGCCAACAATCAACCTTGAGAGAGTTTCACACATGATTACTGAACTAAAACAAGATGGTTCAAACTTCATGGGTAAAGCAAAGATTATGACAGAAACACCGTATGGAGCAATTGTCAAGTCCTTGATGGACGAAGGCGCACAACTTGGAGTATCAAGTCGTGGTATGGGTAGTCTCAAGGCTGGAAGGGCTGGCGCACAAGAAGTGCAAAAGGATTTCTATCTTGCTACTGCCGCTGACATTGTTGCAGACCCATCTGCACCAGATGCATTTGTAAATGGTATCATGGAAAGCAAAGAATGGGTTTGGGATAATGGAGTAATCAGAGAAGCCACTGTCGCTGATTATGAAACACAAATCAAAAAGGCTTCCAAGTCTGATTTAGAGAGCGTGAAACTCAAAGTTTTTGAGAATTTCCTCTCAAGATTGTAATATTATAAATATACTGTAAATGAGTAATTATCTGATAAAGGAGACTCACAATGTCCGATAAAGAACTAGAGATGCAAGAGGATGATGCTATCCTTGAAGCACAAGAAGTTGTTGTCGAGGACGCTACTGAAGAGGAACTTGAGGAAGCCCGTAAATCTACTAAAGAAATGGCTGATGACTCAGGTGATGAAGAAGAAGCACCTACGACAGAAAAGAAAATGCCTAAAACTAAAATCGGCATGATTAACGCTATGGTTGACGCTATGAAAGCGGAAAAGAAAGATGCCCTCATGGCAGCCTACGGTAAAATGATGGCCGCTATGCACCCTGGCGATGATGAGGAAGAAGAAGCACCTGCCGCTGAATCAAAGAAGATGCGGAGAGAGAGCAAGAAAGTTACTAAGGAAGATGTTGATGTATCTGCTGATGTACAGGCTCTATTCGGTGACGAAGAACTTTCTGAAGAGTTCAAAGATAAAGCAACAACCATCTTTGAAGCCGCTGTTCTTTCAAAAGTCAACGAAGTTCTAGAAACTGCTGATGTTGACCTTGCTTCCGACCTTGAAGCGGAAAAAGAAACAATGGTTGAAGACCTAACCACTAAATTAGATGACTACCTTGAGTATGTCGCTGAAGAGTGGATGAAGGAAAACGAACTTGCTATCGAAAAAGGTATTCGTGCAGAAATCGTTGAGAACTTCATGCATGGTCTACGCAACTTGTTTGCTGAAAACTACATCGACATTCCAGAAGAGAAAGTCGACCTTGTAGACGAACTTGCTGGTAAAGTTGAAGAACTTGAAGCGTCCGTCAATGAGGAAGTTGAGCGTAACATCGAAATCAAAAAAGAACTTGTCGAGATGAAGAAAGACAAAGCACTCTCTATCGTGTGCGAAGGTCTAACCGATTCACAAGTTGAAAAGATGAAGTCACTAGCAGAAGGTGTGGACTTTGATGAAGACACCTACGCTGATAAACTAGCGACAATCAAAGAAAACTACTTCCCTGCCGAAGAAGTTATTGAAAGTGATGCAACTGATGAGGAGCCTCTAGAAATCGAAGAAGAGGCGACACAAGTGACAGGCTCGATGGCTGCTTACACACAAGCCATTTCAAGAAGCATCAAAAAGTAATAATTTATAAATATTGTAATAAAAGGCTGATAGTTTACTAAAGGAGAAACTAAAATGTATCAATCTGATGAACTTCAAAAGAAGTGGCAGCCAGTTCTTGAACACGCAGACCTTGAGCCAATCAAGGACTCGCACAAGAGAGCCGTTACTGCTACACTTCTCGAAAACCAAGAGCGTTCTGCCCGTGAGCAGGCTCAAGGTTCTGGTGGTTACAACGCTCCAACACTTCTTGGGGAAGCCGCACCTGTAAACGCAATGGGCGCATCTTCTTCAACTGCAAGTGCTGGTTCTGTAGACATCTACGACCCTGTTCTTATCTCACTCGTAAGACGCTCAATGCCGAATCTTATCGCTTATGATATTGCTGGTGTCCAGCCAATGACTGGTCCAACTGGTCTTATCTTTGCGATGCGTTCACGCTACTCAACACAGTCTGGCACAGAAGCAATGTTCAATGAAGCGAACACTTCATTCTCATCTCTTGCCGCTGGTAACACTGCTCACCAGTTTGGTGTCGCTAACGGTGCTTTGGGTACGACCCAATCCGGTACTGACCCTGCTGACCGTGCCTCTGGTTCTGGTTACACAGTCCACACTGGTATGTCAACTGCACTTGCTGAAGCACTTGGTGACTCAAGCACTAACAAGTTTAACGAAATGGCTTTCTCAATTGAGAAGGTTGCCGTTACTGCTGTTAGCCGTGCGTTGAAAGCAGAATACACAATGGAACTTGCTCAAGACCTTAAAGCAATCCACGGTCTTGACGCTGAAACTGAATTGTCAAACATCCTATCTGCTGAAATCCTTGCTGAAATCAACAGAGAAGTTGTTCGTACAATCAACTACTCAGCCGTTCCTGGCGCAACT